AATACCAGCGTCACCGATGTCTTTGTCCCATACACGGAACTCAGAGATGGTTCCCATGTAGTCATAGGCTAGATCCAAGTCAGTGCTAGAGAGATCAGGGAGAGCCGTAGGGGTTGTGTCTGCTGTTAACGCTACGCCGTCTACTGCGCCGTTGATAAAGGTTGAGCCGTGACGTGATGCTATGTTGAATGGCACTAAGATGTCTGGAGAAAACGGAGCAGTAGCAACGGTGTCTCTTGTTCCAGAGCTTTCTTGAGCAAATTGAACCTCACCGACCGCCGTCGATGCCGTACTAAGAAACGCCTCTAAATAGTTACTAGCATCGTTAAATTGAGTATAAAAAACTGCTTCACCTTGCCTACCGCCTGTAGATCCACCAGCACCAGTATCAGCATAAGTCATACGCCCATCCATAGCGATGGAGACTGGATCGTTAGTGACAACAGCGGCTCTAGCACCTGTTACATTGATGGTTCCAGTTAGCGTGGTTCTAACACTAATGCTGAATGTCCCTGACGTTGTTGCAGTTACGGTAACGCTTTTAGTACCACCAGCGGATGGGTCAACAGTTACAAAATTTGATCTGCTGTTTGTTGTAGAAGACAGGCCAATTCTTGCTTGCGTATTTGTTCCCGTATCAAAATCAACGTCAATCTTTACCGATTGTCCGCTAACCACAGTTACAGCCGTATTGGAGTAAGCCTGATCTGTGCCGCCACCAGTTGATTTATTGGCAGAAAAGTCATCGCCTGTAGATGTAAACGTATCCCAGCCAGATCCTGTCCATGACGATGCTGACACCTCTGTGCCGTAGCTCTGACTCCAAGGTAGGTTAGCTGATGGGATAGTGAAGGACTCAGCTTCTCTTGTCCCTTGTTGTCCAGACGTTGGGATTAGCGATGAAGGTGTGGAGCCAGCCTCGAACTGAGATTGCCAAACATAACACTGAGCATCTGTTTCTCTGGTTTTTGAATTGTCCGCAGTAACCAAAGTTAAAAATGGGTTGTATTGGCTTTGAGCGGTATCCGTGCCAACTGAAGAGATTCTGTACCAGCCATTACCCACATCTTCAATGGTAGACGTAAGAGACGTCATAGTACCTGATCCAGATTCAAGTGTAAGGGCTTCCCCGTTTTGTATATCAAACCACGAAAAAAACTGATTATTAAAATCGTTTGACCTATGTATTAAACCAACAATACCAGAACCTGCTTTATACTTTACATAAACGGAAGATGTGTAAGTTGTTCCTGCTACTGTTGTATGCACTCCAAAAACACAAGTATTATTATTGTTTGCGACATTTTCGTCATAAAGCCACGCATCTGTTTCGCCACTTGGAGACACTGCCTGATCCGCAGTTACTGTCGCGTTGCCCGCCTCTGTAAATGTATTGCTGTCAACGTCTAAATTAACCCTAGACTCAGACTCCGCCAAAAGCCCCTCATTTGCCCATGCAGAGCCGTTGTAGACGTGGTGGCCTACGCGCGGGAGGAAACGTGCGGCAGAAGGATCTACTAATGACTTTCTAACAACTAAATTATCAATGCTTCCAGTAAAGTTTGCGTTACCCGCAGAAAGTCGAACAGTTGTGCTTGTATAAGTACCAACGCCCGTAACAACTACTGAATAAGAGCCTGTACCTGTAATTGGAATAGCAGAGCTTGAAGATCCACCAACAAAAACATCTAAATTTCCAGAAGTGTAATCAGTAACATCGAACGTAACGACATAAGCGCCACTTGTTGTGTCTATATTTTGCTGTGCGTAAGCCGTACCACCGACATTAGAGCCAACAAGTTTAGATCCTGAGATGCTCCACCCTGTCCCTAACGACCATTTAGTAACATCATCAAAACCACCATCAACTACAATATTGTCACCACTGGCAACTGCCGCTGTAGGGACGTATGAGTCCCCACGATCAGGGTTGTTTACCATGCCGCCTAAGTCTGAGCGGTATAGGTGTGCGCCCCAGATTAAAACATCAGCCGTTAAAGCTGAAACTTGCGAATTCAAAAGGCCAATCCAAAAATTCCCGCCCGCGCTTAAAATTGTTGGATAGCTAAGTTCAACAAGTTGCCAATCAGCCCCAACAGTTACGTTATTCAAAGCGTTATTTTCAGAGCTGTCCAAAACTTGAATAACTTGCGGAGAACCGTCTGTGCTTTTGATCCAAACGCCACGAGAAAGCGTTACATTCTGAGGGTACGTTACGTTTTGCTCAATACGGCTCCTATCAGCATTGCCCGCTGTCGTTCGAGAAACTTGTAGCCGAGCCGCCGTATTTGATCCATCTGGAGCTATTGCATAATTTAGAGTAAGAGTTGGGGTAATTCCATTTCCCTGAACGCCAAGAGTCCAATCTGATAATGCTGGATCAAAATCCTCAGAGTACGTCAACAGATTATGCGGCGCCCACTTCAAAACTGGCATCTCGCGGACGGATACGTTGTCTATGGAGCCTACAAAATCATTGCTTGCTGTCATTCGCAAGTCGTCTGTTCCAGCACAAGTAATAATTTCAGTATATGTTCCCGTGGCTGTTCTTCCGGTTCCTACGCCGTTTGTTCCTGCTCGTGCTGTAATGCTTCCTGCTGATCTGCTTACAACCGTAAATGTAACCACATAGGTTTTGCCGATAGTTAATATATCCACTGCTTGTAAAGCGCTGGAAGAAGACTGAGAACCATCAGAACTAGCAACGCCATCGGCAATACTCCAGCCAGTACCCTTCGTCCAGTCCGAATCACTGTCGAACCCACCATTGACTACAAGCTCAGGCCCATAGCCGTCTGTCATCACGGCGTTTGTTGAGCGGGCGTGGTTTATGGCTCCATCCAAGTTGACAGTCTGGTTCTTGTCCTTCTGATAAAAGTTATCAATGAAGTCAAAGACAAGACCGGGGTTGTCAGAGCCGACAGAGTATTTAGATATTCCCCGCCTAATAGACGTAGCTAGTCTGTTAAGCCTAGAGCCGAATAACATTAGTCCATCTCCGATACGTAAGCTGTGCCTGTGCTTCCGCCAGTGATAAAGCTAATAGTGTCTCCTGAATAAGTGTGGATGAACTCTACAGTGTTAGAGGGGATGTAGTAGTCGCTAGTGGTAGCCGTGCCTGAGACGCTAATGTGTACGTCTACAGTGGCAACAATGCGTGTTACTCGTTGAGTAATAGAAGTTGAAGAAGCAGCAGAGCCTGATACGGATACTGTCTGAGTAGTTCCCGGACGTAAACACTGGATAGGCGCTGAGTTAGAATCTTTGGCTAAACGTGACATGGATGTTCTCCTGAGTCAGAAAAGGTAAAGGGGCCATTGCTGACCCCTTGAGTTTTAGCTTATGCTTAGTTTGGTAGAGCCAGAACAAAACCAGCTTCAGGACGGTAGCACTCGACACCGTAGAGAGTGTCAGCAGTGTACAGAGTTGACAAGTGCTCCTGCTTGTACTGAGTCTGTGAACGTACAGACATCTGCTCTGCAAGAACGATAGCGTCCTTGTGGAACAAGAGTCCAGCACGTACTTCAGGACCAGCGCCGTTTTCAGAAGCTGTTTCAATAACTTCACAGTTAGAAGACACGTATACGTCTACACCGTAAAGGTTACCGATAAGGCCGCTTGCAACTGGTTGACCACTTACGAAGTCAGAAGACACGTAACGTGGAATACCAAGGATCTGGTTACGTACTGAAGGTGGAATTACAAGGCAACGTCCGTCCATAGGTACGTCGTTGTCGTCCATCTTCTGAATCATGTCACGGAAGAACTCGTCAGTGAACACGTCGTCAGCAATAACCCTGTCTTGAACAAAAGCTGAAGTACCGTCAGTAGCGTCGTTGTAGAAACAAGAGCTATGTACGTAGCTTGCAGGAAGACCAGTGTGGAGTACGTTGGTAGAACCTACGTTAGCGTTAGCACCGTCAATACGGAAAGCTGTAGCAACTTGGTGGAGGTCAGTGTCAACCTTCTTAGCAAGTGCATAACCAGCATCTTCAGTATAGAACTGACGGAGGCTGTTGAGTGCCTGTACTTCTACAATGTCCTCAATCAGACGAGAGTACTCAAAGTGACGGTTTACGTCAATTGTGATTTCGTCTTCAGTGTTTGCAATTACAGTAACTGCAGTGTCAGCGTCTTTTTGGTTTGCGTCTGCACGAACAGGTACTGGGACGTGAATACGGTCACCTTTCTTGCCTGTCATTGCAATCTTCTTGACAAGCGGTGCCATCTTAAGGTTTTTCTGGTAAGCAGCAATTACCTCGTCACTCCAGATTTCTGGAATAAACGCTGATGCTTCGGTCTTCGCTGTAAACGCTGCTGCTGCTGGCGAAGAAGTATATGTTGTAGTAGCCATGTTAATCTCCTAATAGATTATTTGACACGACCCTCTGCGTACGCTTGTAAGATTTCTTCGGACAAGCTTTGGTAACGCTCAGGGTCAGTTCTCATTAGTTTAATAATGTCGGCCCTGCGATATACCTTCTTACGACTTCCTTCAGCACTGCCTCTGGCGTTGCCTGTGTTAGCTGCCTTGAGTTGTTGCTTACGCTCCTGCTTTTCAACATTAGCGGTCTGCTTTACTACTTGCTTCCGTTCTTTCCAGAGTGAGAAGAGTTCGTCAGCAGAGTCAGCATCGTACTGCTGGTCAGCGGCTACAAACAATTGAGTCCTAATCTTGGAAGCTTTTATCCACTCAGCAAACTTGGGATCAGCTAAAATCTCTTGCATGTCTGGGTGTTTGTTATTAAGCGTAGCCAGCGCAGCTTGTTGTTTGTACTGTGCTGAGTACTGCTCTGCTTCTTTAATCTTAGGATGATTCTCAATAGCCTTGTTGACAGCACCTTGCGGATCTGTAAAATAGTCTATATCGTCTTCAGGCTCAACGTATTGTTGAGGTGCTTGTTGTTGCGTCTGACTACTAATGTAATCGTCTACAACTTTACGAAGTTCTCCTACTTCAGATGACTGACGACCTAAAAGCTTTTCAGCCTCTTGGTGCATCTGTACAACTTCTTCCAGAGACTTACCTTGGTACTTATCTGGAACTGCAGGTTGTTCTTGAGGTTGCTCAACTTCTTCGTGTTGAATCTCTTCTACTTCGTTTTCAATTGTGTCCACATTGTCCTCTTCAGGTTGTGGATCTACAATCTGTGCTCTTGACATAATTAAACTCCGTGACTATAATCATTATGGAGATGTTTTCTTTTTACCTGCTTTTTCGTGTTCCCTTACCCATTTCATATGTGCTCCGGGGAATGTACCATCGGAGCCATTTAGGTGGAAAGACGGGGCAGATACCATCCTTGTAGAAACAGCGCCACAGGTCTTGCACCTACTTTCTGTGACTTCTGCTTTTACAAATTCTTCGTGTACGTGTCCATTAGGACAACGAAAGTCAAATACTTTATACATACTCTACTTCTTTGTCTTCTGCTTCTGCTTGCTCTCTAGATGCTTCTATAGTTGACTCTAAGTTCAAAATAGTAGCGAAAGCAGCAACTTGGCCTTTTCTAAAGAAGAGTTCTTCAGAGTCTTTTACAGTCTGAATGTTAGATAACTGAGTAGTAGTAGCAGTGATTTCTTCTAAGAGTTGTTTGAAACCCTCGTTCTTAAAAAGACCAAGGAAGTTATCGTAATAAGTTTCAAGCTCTGGTGTCATAAGATATCATTCGTTAAACTATAGTATTAGTATAGCATACTTTTAAACAAATGTCAAGCTTTTTTAGTAGCCTTTCTTTTTGCCGCCACGTTTCTTCTTCCCTTTTTTATGAGGTTTACCACATGCCATAGTTAGCTCCTTACCATTTTTTGCACGACCAGTACCGTGCTGTTAGTTTACTGGGTGGGTTTGTGTCACACTTGTGACGTGCTCTAAACGACTTACGACGCGCAGGCTGGTCTTTTTTAATAGTCATCTTAGCGTCGCCAAAGCGTATGGTTTTTGTCTTGTCACCTTCCTTAGCTACTACTACAAACTTTTTCGTTGGGTGACTAGGCGTTCGCTTTGGCTTGTTGTACCCGCTTACGCCCGCCCGTGCTAGCTTTGGGTCTTTCGACTTTGGCATTACTGAGTTCCTCCACCTTGCGTTCCAATTCCTCCAAGCGGTCCCATTGGTCTTGAAACTGCTGGCTGATTTTGTACGTTAGGAGTTGAAACTCTTTGGTTGTCATTAACATTAGTTTTACCTTCTATAGCTTTTTCTTTAAGGAGAGTATCAGCGATTTTCATACGTCGCTCAAACTCTTTATCTTCGGCGTCACCTTCACGAAGGTTTCGGGTGACAGCATTAATACGATCAATCTCAAGCTCCTGAGGCACTGCCTGAGCCTCTGCAGCCAACTTAGTAGCCCGTGCACTAGACTCTTGAGCCTGAGCAGCCAGAGCCGCTGTCTGGGACTGCTGAAACTGTAGCTGTGCTTGTTGTGCTGCCTGAGCCATCTGTTGTGCCTGAGGATTAGGCTGCATAGCTTGAGCCATAGCTGCCAGTAGCTCTTCACGGTTAGACAAGTTCATGTTGTCAATAACAGACTGAATCAGTGTATTATACAACGGTGAGTCTTTGCCCATAGTCTGTAGTAGTTGTACAAGCTGTGTTACTTCATACTCACGAGCAATAATGCCCAGAGTACTGCTAGCGTTAAACTTGTAGTCAGCTACGGGGTACGACTCAGGGTCAAACTGCATGTAACGATAAGCTGCCTTCTTAACAAAAGGAATCAAGAAAGACTGTTGGAAGTTAATCAGTGTGCGCTTGTGACGTTTAATAATAGCGCCAAGAGACATACTAATGCCAGCGGCAGTACTTTCGCCATTAACCTGACCTGCGATTCCTGCTGAGTCAACGGCTCCAGTAGCTTGCTGTACCATTTGCTGCAATGCTCCGGCTTGAGCAAAAGTAATTTGACTGACTTGACCAAAGTTGAATGGCTGTAGAACTTCTTTAGGATTTCCATTGGTCAAAATCATCTTACCGGGGCGTACCTCTGGTTTAGCACCTCGTGGTAGACGAGTAGCGTCAATAGCCATCATAGGATGAATGGTGAGACTTAGTGCGTCAATACGAGCACGTAGTTCAGTGTCAAGTGCTTTCTGACTGTTGTAGCCTTTTTCACATACGCCACGACCCCAAAATCTACCGGGTACTACGTCCCAAGGGAAAGCTACTACAGGGCGGTCCTGCATCATATAAGGGTTAGCTTCTGCCTTTAGGAGTATGCCTCCGTTAGCAACTACGACAACAGCCTCAACGTACTTAGATCCTTCCTCTTCGTCTTCTACGTCGTCTTCGCCAAACTCCTCGTCAATGACAGCCTTAAGTAGCTCTCGTGGCACTAGACCGTAGTACTTCGTAAGCCGCACTTTGTCGTCGTTGTAGATAGTAATGTCTTGGTCAGGCTCTAGGTCTGTATCAGGAGCAGCCATGCCTACGTATACGTCACGGTACACGCCTTGTTCCTGCAACATTTCAACATGGTGTCGACTTACAAACTCGTCAATAGCAACACCTAAAGCGTCTTCTACGGACGTTGCTACGGGGTCAATTAGGAAGTTTTGAGGAAGTACGGGTTTAAGTTTTACTTTTACTCTTTCAGTAATACTGACGCCAACAGCCTGTAGGTCACCTCCCATAATAGGTTGGGTAGCAGGGGCCATTTCTTTCATGTCTTCGATAATAATTTCACCAACACCCGTACCAAAAACTGCGGCGTTAATTAGACACTCTGCAACAGCTTTACGTACCATACAGTCTTCAAAATCTTCCGTAAGTTTATTACGCAGGAACTGCACGTCTTGGCGCTCAGTGTCGCCCAAGTTGTCGCTTACGTCAAACCACTTACCACGTCCAAAGGTGGCTTCTTCTAGCTCTGCTACATTAGACTCAACTGCTTGTTGAAGTGCAGGAGAAATAATACGGGAACGCTCAGACCGACGCTCACTGTCAGCAGGGTCCCATATACCACGCCATAGTCTATAATACTCTTCAAATCTACCTTCATAATTGCTTTCGTAGTAGTCCCTCCAGTCTTCACATTTTGTAATAACCCAGTCTTCGATTGTTTCTTCAACCATCAATGGGTCTGTTTCGTATAATTCTGCCATGTTAGTATCCCGCCACTATGTCTAAGATGTCGTGGTCGTCTATTTCATATTCGTAGTCATAGGCCACGTTAGCTAATTGGTCGATGTACGCTAAAGCGTCCACCAAGTCGTCATGAGTTAAAGGATCAGGAAATTGAAATAGTTGGTCAAGAAATCTACTGTTCCATTCCCCTTTGTTTAACGTAATGTACCCGTTTTCAAACCGACCTTGTAACGCCCACATCACCCTGTCAGTTTTCTTTTTGTTACCGTGAGTTAGTTCTTCTACTCTAAAAAACGTACCGTACTTCTTTTGTAGGTCCGTTAAAGGTGACATAACGGCTTGTTTAGCAATACCTCTTTCGATTCCCACCGATATGGGTTTGTAGTCTCTAACGGCCTGAAATATCTTAGTTGCTGTTTCGTCAAGTGACCATCTACCGTATATGATATTGTCAACATACCAACCATGCTCACTGACCTTAACCACGGCAATGGCTGTTTCGTCAAGCTTACTGTTCTTGGTTTTTTTCTTATTGACTTCTTCAAAACCCGCCAAGTCAACGGCAATGTAGTAATCTCCTATTTCCGGCTCATCCTCACTAAAGCGTACCCAGTCTTCCTTAAACATCTCTGAACCACGGGCTTCAAACGACGCCATAAATTCTTGACGAAACGCATAAGAAGACATAGACCTTTTTGCAATATCGATTTCAGACGGGTCAATAAGAGGATTATCGTAAGAAGTAAAGTGCCATGCTTTGTACGTCGGATCATCATCTAACTCTGCATA